TGCTGTAAGTATATCTGTACCTTCTCTAACATCAATACCAACTATTTCATGTTTTAGATCTTTAAGTTTTTCACAAAGTCTAGTTCCAATAAATCCTTTGTGTCCTGTTACTAATACTTTCATGTTTCTTTCCTTTTGTTCTTATTGCTTTCTACAGCCGTTGATAATATTGGTAGTGTAGCGCCAACTACATTTGCTGAATACAGCAATGCTTCTGTATCTTTTGGAAAACATGCTCCTCCAAAACCTTTGTCGCCGTCTGGACCGGGTACTAACATATGACTATGTGTGATCCTATCATCCATTCCTACCAATTCTTTTATATGATCGTATTCAATTCCTGCTAGATCGCATAAGTCGTATACTTCATTAAAGAAAGCAACTTTAGTTGCTAAAAAACTGTTACGTAAATATTTTGTCAAAATTAATTCTTCAATAGAAGCAGTTACTTTTTTATATGTTTTACACTTTGAAAAAACAGTATGCCAAAACAATATGTCTCCGCCTCCAAATAACATTTTGTCTTGATTTCTAAAGTCTTCGTTAGCATTTGCCGCAGTTAAAAATTCTGGGCTAAATGTAATTTCTTTATTTTGTGGTTGTAAGTCTTTGCGCCAACCTTCTAAACTAATTGTACTTTTAATTAAAATAGGCTTATCTTGAGGACATGCTTTAACTACTGCTTCAACAATAGTCATATTACATGCTCCTGTTACTGTAGCTGGTGTTGGCACACAAACTACATATCCATCACTGTCATTGTTAATAACATTATTGTTATATTCAGGGTCAACAATTTTTACTTCATGATGATCTTTGAGTACTTCGTATACCGCTTTGCCTACAAACCCATACCCTATCAGTGTTAGTTTCATTCATTCTCCTTACGCAATTTTTCGTGCGGTATTTTGTCATTAAAGATATCTCCGGCCAGTGCTTGTATGTCAGCAACAAAGGCATCAATTAATATTCTATCTTGTTGAAGTTTTGGTGTATCATATTTCATACGTCTAAGATTTAGAGATTTTTCATACATTACTGTAACCTTATCGCACATTTCACTTATTTTATGTTGCATTAGTCCTCCTTCTTTATTAGTTGGTTATCGTATCTTTGAAGAAACTCTTCTCTAATATCACGCATTTGTTCGCCTTTAATCATACTAATAATTGTATTAGTAAGATCAACTTCGCCGCGTAAATATCCAATCTTACGTTGGAGTTCTTCTAGCTCTTTCAAATAAAACTCAAGTTCTCTTTCTTTTCGTAACTTTTGTTCTATAAAGTCTGTAATAAGAATTAATTTTTGTTCTTCGCTCATCATTATTCTCCAAATTCAAACAAACTACTGAATGTAGTATTTTGTTTAGTATCCTCCAATGGGTAGTTAAGCACTCCGATTAAGTTATCTAATTTATTATCAATGATTGTTTCTGCCATTGCCGCATCATCAAATGGCAGTTCTTTAAACCAATCCGGAATACGTAATTCATCTGTAGGATACGCAACACTTGTGTAACCCAACGGATTCTGTTTTAGTTTACAAACAATAACTTTCATACCATCTACAATTTCTTGCGAGTACTTGTCTCCGTTCATACGTTTAAGTGTGTTCCAGTTAATACTTGCTCTAACATGCCCAGGCATATTTGCTTTGCCTTGCTTTTCTTCTAAGCGTCTGTAGTGTCCAACTTTGTTTGCACGTTTGGGTGAACCTTTCTCCCAACCAGGACGTTCACTAAACTCTTGACGGAATACAGTAATACGTTCTAGTACATCCGCCTGCGGAACATCTGTTAGTACCATAAGCAATAGTTCACTTAAAAACTGTTGCATAAACACAGGAGTATCTGATCTACGTAAGTCTAAGCCCATTGCTTTTACTTTACCAGGCTTACCATCTACATCACTTCTAAATCCTTCAATGTCATATACTAATGCCGCATAACGTTTCTTAGTAATAAACAATCCGCTTTCAGCAACAATTTCTCTACCTGCCGCAATAACATCACTACGACTCTTTGGACAATGAAATGCTTGTAGCATAAACTTTGGAAACGTAGTATTTGCCGCTTCGCATACTTGATCATAAAGTGTAATTACATTATCTTTATTCCAGGGTAGTTGTCCGTTGTCAATTTGCTCTTTGAGTGTAGGATATCCACTAAAGTAACAAGAGTCAGTATCACCATATATCATTGCTTCGCCTACATGATCATACGTGCCTGTAATAACTTTGTTTACTTCTGCTGACATGTGTTTAACAATAGTTCTGCCTGTTAGTGTAGTTGATTGTCCAATACGTTTATCAAAAAATCTACAGCCTGGATTAAGAATAGCACCATACAAACTGTTCAAGTTAATCTTTTTAACAAGTTGTCTTTTATCCCAGTACTCAATTTCTGCGGCATTACCTGCGTCCTTAGCCTTCTTCAACATCTTCTGCATGTCTTTACGTTCAGCATACCAACGTTTCAGTAGTCCAGGAATAACACCTTCAAATTCTGTTGTAAAGATTGTACCGTTTGAACTTAACATCCAAGGTTGATTGCTGTCAAATATTACATTGTATAATTCAGCACCACTTAATACATCACTACGACCATCTTCCCAATCAATAGTTAAAGGAACATCTTTACGTTTTTCCATAACTGCTTCATATTCTTCTGTACTAAAGCGTCCTTCCCAACTACCTGCGAATGATTTCTTTTTAAGATTCATATCTTCGTGTACACGAGCTTCACTTACTTCCGGACGTATTTGTCCTACAACAGTCTCCGGAGCCATATTTAAAGCACGAATCACACTAGGATACAGTGAGTTCAAATCCATTGAACCAATCCATTTGTGTAATCCTTTTTTTGGAAATGCTACATAAGCACCTGCGGCTTGTGTGTTTTCTGTATCATCACGTTTTCTACGATTAGGAACTTGTAAGCCTCTATTGTGTGCTTCGTTAACAATACCTTGCTCTGTAACAGCAACAGCACCCATAGTGGTCTGTAGCATCACTGTGTTCTCGTGAGCAACAGTATTACTTAGATCAATAAATCTTAGTTTTTTGTCCAGCTTGTCCAATAGTGCGGTATCTTGAATGTTGTATTCAATGAACTTTCTAAAGTCATTGTTGTACAGTTGATCCAAAGTGCCTTCATATGGTACCTTGTTCTCTCCAACTTCAATTTCGCCAATGGCATCAAGTCTATATGTGTGTCTTTCTTCATAAGTATATTTACGATAAAGTTCTAAACTATCTAAGTGTACTCTGCCTATGAGGTCAAAGGTGACAGCTGATTTACCATACTTCTCATATTCACGCTTCCTTGGAAGCTGGCCCCATAGACAGAATCTACGTGTGTCGTCTTTGCTTAGTACACGACTTGTTCTGTTTACAGTATAAGGAATATCATATCCTTCACTGTTCCAACCTGATAAAATATCAGCGTCTTCAATTAGTGTTAAGAAAGTGTCAATCATATCACTTTCTTTTTCAAACAACATTACGTTGTCAATACCTTCAAGTTCAGCTTTTGCTTGCTCCATTGTAAGTGTCTTAGGTGGAACAGCTAAACACACCATTGTTTCCATCCACTGTAAGTATACACTTATACTTGTAATAGGCATAAACGGATCACTAGGATCAGCAAAGCCACGCTCTGGATCAAAGTCTGTCTCAATATCAAAGAACGCAATGTTTAGTTTAGGAGCATCTTGGTTAAGATAGTTTTCGCTCAAACATTGAAAGATAGGATTAATATCGCTTTCAAACAATTCTTTATCGCGGTTAATAGCAACTTCTTTTCTAAAGTCTTTTGTATTCTTACAAACAATACGTGTTAGTGGATCACCGTACACACTTTTGTACTTGCCTCTTTGGTCTTTATAAAAAAATGTATATTTTGCTTGATACTCATGGAAGTGTCTCTTACCTTCTTTGCGTTCTACAACACGGATAATGTCGCTGTCTCTATCAAAATGTGCGTCTACGTAACTCATTTATGCTCCTCGTATGTTGATGTCATTTATGTTTCCTGCTAAAATATATCTTGTTGTGTTTACAGGATATACTTTATGATGTATGGTACTAGGAAACATGACTACCATATCATTATACACTGGTAAATTGATTTCGTCAACCGGAGAGATTTCGTTTTTATTTTCTCCTAATTGAACAAACGTAAGTGGACTATTACTTTCTCCAACGTCTAAGTAATATACCCAACTGTAACGACTTAATGTGCCGTGTTCGTGTTGTGAACAACCTTGTCCGGGCAAGCTCTCTTGAAACCAAACTTCAGCATCGACATTAAATTGTTTAGTGTCGTTCCATATTTGATTAGTTATAAATTTAGGACCACGCGGACCTACAACATTATGGCAATACCATAAGTGTATCTTATCTAGTAAAGGGGTTAGTATATCATGATCAATATGTATGTCATGACTAGTTTTCCAGGATTCGTTAGTAGGTTCGCTTTCCTCTTTTAATTTAAGGAAATGCTCAATAATGTTCTGTCTAATTTCTGGATTTCTAAAGCCGATTGGTCCATGTCTAATAGGGACCGGCTGAGATATGTATAATGTACTACAACTTAACTTCATATTCTTCCTACGTTGCTTATGGCCAACTTAACCTTCTACTTGCCTAGCTATTGCTATTGGCGTTACTATTACTTATCAGAACAACAAGCCCGCGACATAAATTGCGGTTAGTCCTGCGTTCATAACAATTAAACTTTTTTCTTTCCATAGGACACCAACAAGTATCCATAGACTGTTGCTAATAATGAATGCCCAAATGTACAAAGGGTAAACATTAAATGCGGCTAGTATAGCGGCTGTCAGTAAACATACTGTAGCCACCCATGCTAGCCATTGATAGGGTTTTACCACCATAGTGCCGCAACTCCATATCCAAATACGTTAATAACAGCAAAGTATCCTGTTAGTAACATAACCCATGCCGCGCCTCTGCGTACAGCCGCGTAGCATTGTGTAACCGATCCTACAAAAAAGAACGGATATATAATTAGCATGTTTGGATCTATAGCGTTAAATGCCAAAGTCAAACTTGCTACTACCGTAAATATAAAACTTATTAGTTCGAATCCAAAAGCAACCTTATCACTTTTATAACTATTGATCCAAAAATCTCTTATCTTTTTCATATTATGGTTTGTCTTTACCAACAGTAACAACTAATGTTTCTAACTCGTCAAACTCATCAGCAACTTTTTCCCAGTCTTGTTTATGGGCAACTTTAATTGCTTTGTTGATAAGAGCTGGTTTAATATCCAATTCTTCTGCTATTGCTTTCACAGTTTCTTTAAGACCTGTACTAAGATCTTCTATTTCTCTTAAAACTGATGCGCCTTCATTAACCAAACGCTCTAGTTTTGCTTTTTCGTCACCACCGTATACACGATCACTCATATGATTCTCCTTAATTTATATAATATTATACATGATTTATTGGGCGTTGTCAAGTCTTTTTTTGTATGCTTCTTCAAAACCTTCTGTAGCATACTCTGATCTTTCAATATTATTCCAAAGTCTTTTAAAATAACCGTCTGCGCTGTCCATAATAGTAGCATCAGTTACATTTAAGTGTCCTTTGACCATATAAAATAGTCTACATGCTTCTTTAAACTTCATTGTAAACTCCTTATCTTGGAGGTAAAATTTCAAAACCGCTTATTTGCTTTTTATATTCATCAGCATAACCAACGTATATGTACTTAACACCTTTGGCCTTGTAATACGCACATTCGTGGCGTAGGCTCTTTAGACCTAAGAATAACTTAGGATTCTTGTAATTCCAAGCAAACTGCATTGACTCAACATTGTCGTTGTTGTACCAGTAGTAATGGGTAAATGCTACTAGTTCTTTGTTACTATAATATCCAATTACATCGCATAGTGGCGCACACAAGTCTTCGTTGAATAAAGGCATTACACTTTCAAACTGCTTGTACTTACAATACTGATCGTATATTTCTTGTAGTTGTTCTACTGGAGGATTTTCGAATAGTACTGCTGATTTAGATATTCTATAATTTGTTTTTGATAAATCAATTCTAGCATATATATCACTCACGCTCTTGTACCTCTTGTTTGTATTGTTTAGTCCAGTTCTTATAGTAGTCTTTCTTTTCTAACCATTCTCTTGCCGTTTGTAATTTTTCTTTTGGTTGTATAAGAACAAGAGCATACTCACCTTGATTAAGTTTTACATCTTGTACTTGCTCTACTTCAAGAGGATGATCTTCAAGTGCTACATAACCTCGTTCATCAAGCATAGGCTTTGTATCATCTATAATATTA